TTATTGCCAAGTGATACGCAATATTTACCTGTCAGAATAATAAGATTTACAAGGACTTATGAAGAAGATGGAACAACAAAAACAGAAAATATTGATTATGAATTGCCAGATGATTTATTAAGATATAGCGACACAGTATACGATGAGTTTTATTTAAATTATGAAAGTCAAACTTGTCAGGTAATAAAAAGATGTGCATATAATGCAGATGGAACAGTAAGAGCTTTAGGAACAGAAATAACAACAGATTATCCTTATCCAACTATCGCACTTGGCGAAGGAAATTATACAATAACATTGTTAGGATATGACTTTGGATATATATATGCAAGACTAATGGCTAAAAACATATATACAACACAATTTTATACAAAGGTCGAAACAGATAGTATAATAGATCAAAAAGCAAATGAAATTAATTTAGGAGTAAATCAAACATTAACAAATTATTCAACAACAAATGAGATGAATAGTGCTATAAATATTAAATCAAATGAAATAACGAGTTCTGTTTCTAAAACTTATTCGACAAAGCAAGAGTTAGCAACAGCTAAATCTGAAATTAAGCAAACAACAGATGGCTTAACAAGTACAGTAAGTAAGAAGGTGGGAAATGATGAAATTATTTCAAAAATTAATCAATCTAGTGAAACAGTTGCAATCGATGCAAACAAAATCAGTCTTAAACGGTAAGACAATAAACTTGACTGGTGATAACACAATAATAAAAAGTACAAATTTTAACGTGGATAAAAATGGAAATATGACCTGTAAGAATGCTAATGTAACTGGAACTATAACAAGTAGTAATGCAACAATAACAGGGGGAGTAGTTACTTTAAATTCTTCAAATTATACAGCAATGAAAATTAATTCTTCTAAAGGTAAACTAAATTTTGACAACAATGCAATTCATGCTGAGGATAGTAGAGGAAATGGAAATATTGCTATACAATATACTGATCAGCCAATGATAATAGTAACAAATAATACAGGATCTTATGTAGGGACAACAACTATTGTAGGTAATCATATAATAACTGGTTCTGTAAATCAAACATCATTAGCAGAACATAAAAAGAATTTTGAAAAAATGCAAGACAACGCACTAGAAATAATCAAAAATATAGACATATATAAATACAACTTAAAAAATGAAAAAGATACAGATAAAAAACATATAGGATTTGTAATTGGAGATAATTATAATTATTCAAAAGAAGTAACAAGTATAGACAACAAAGGTGTAGACAATTATTCGTTTACAAGTTTATGTTGCAAAGCAATACAAGAACAACAAGAAGAAATAGAAGAACTAAAGAAAGAAATAGAAAAATTAAAAGGAGGAAAATAAAATGGCTTATGAAAGAGTAAATTGGGAGAACTTACCAAGTAAAAATACACCAGTAAATGCAGATAACTTAAATAAAATGGATAAAGGAATGGCAAATGCAGTAGAAAAAAGTGATTTATTAAATCTAATTTATCCAGTTGGTTCAATATATATGAGTGTCAATAGTACAAGTCCTGCAAGCTTGTTTGGAGGACAATGGGAACAGATTAAAGATAAATTCTTATTAAGTGCAGGAGATACTTATGTAGGTGGAAAAACAGGAGGAAATGCAACACATACACACACAAATCCAAATACAAGCTATAGCGGTAATACAGGAAGTACAGCACTTACTATAAATCAAATACCTGCACATGCTCACGATACAGCATATAATGGAGCAGATTCAAATTTAGTATGTATGCCTAAAGGAAGTAAAAATTCAACAGCTATAGGACCAGTAAATGGTTCAACTGGTGGAGGACAATGGGTATGGAATAAAGGTGTACCAGTACAGGGTGGAGGGCAAGGACACACTCACACAATGAACCATACTCATACAATAGGAAATACAGGTTCAAGTTCTAATTTGCCACCATATTTAGTAGTATATATGTGGAAAAGAATTTCATAATTGTAATTTAATTTAAAATAAAAATGAATTACGGATTTTTAAAAGATAAAAACGGCAACAAAATATATATCAATGATAATTCAATTTATCACGAAGGAAAAAATTTGGGTGAAGTGATAAATTCAAAACAAGATAAATTAATAGCTGGAACACAATATATGGCATTCCCTTATATTAATAAGGAAAGGAGGTTTATACTATGATTAATTTAATTATTTATATTGTATCAACATTACTAACTTATATATTAGGTTTATTAAGTAAAAAGTTTAAATGGAATGAAACACTACCTATTCCAATTCAAAACATATTTGTTGGAATTATTACATTTTTAGTGGCTTATATATGCTGTAAAGTAGAAGGAACAGAAATAGATATACAATCAACAATGGAAAAAATAATTGTAGCTTTAGGTGGTGCTGGAACTGCAGCATTAGGATATGATACTAACAAATCAATAAAGGAGAAAAAATAAAATGGAAGATAATATTTTTGAAGAAACAGTAGAATTTTCAGAAGAATTATATCAAAAGAATATAGCTGAAAATGAATTTAATACTGAATATGAGGCAGGTGAAGACAATGCAAATAACTAAAGTAATTTGTCCAACAGACAAATATCCAATAAAATGTCCAGATAAAACCACAATGGAAGGAATAACAGTACATAATACAGCAAATGATGCTAGTGCTATGGCAGAGGTTTCATATATGTTAGGAAGACCAGATAAAGTATCATTTCACGCAGCAGTAGATAATTATAGAGTAGTAGAAGGATTGCCTTTTGACAGAAGTTGTTATGCTGCAGGAGATGGAAGATATGGTTTTGGAAATGCTAAAACTATAAATATTGAGATTTGTTATTCTAAATCTGGAGGAGATAATTTCATAGAAGCAGAAAAATTAGCAGCAGAATATATAGCTTTATTATTAAAAAGATATGGTTGGGGAATAGATAGAGTTGGAACACATCAAATGAGGAGTGGTAAATATTGCCCACATAGAACACTTGATATGGGATGGCAAAGATTTTTAGATATGGTAAAAGAATATTTAGATGAAGGACAACCACAACCAGTTCCACCTACACCTGCACAAGACCATATATATCAAAATGGAAGTACATCAGAGATAATATATGCAGATACTAATTTAACAAAAAGAATAGGAAGTTTAAATCCTAGGGAAAGATGTTATTGCTATGGAATATTTAACGGAAGACCACTTGTAAGATACCAAGTAGGAAATACTGGAAATTATAAAATAGGATTTGCAAGATGGGTTGGAGGAGTTGTAAATACACAAAATGTAAATATAACTAATACATTTAATAACGGAAGTACAAGAGAAAACATTTATGCTAACACTAACTGTTCAATAAATATAGGAAGCCTTGACCCTAGAGAGAAATGCGATTGTTTAGGATTATTTAATGACAGACCTGTAGTAATATATAGAGTAAATGGCACAAACAATTACAAAACTGGATTTGCAGTATGGGTTAATGGAATTAAATAGTTTACAATCGTGACAATAATAAATTGTGATTAAAGAGGAGTTGAAAATGTCTGAAGAATTTGTAAATAAAATAGAATTTGATGCGTTAAAACAAGAAGTAGAAGATATAAAAAAAGAAATGTCAGAAACTACTAAAATGTTACAAGCTATTGATAAAAAAATAGATATAATAAATGAGAAAATAATTACAGCTGATAAAATAGATGATTTAAAATTTGATCCTATTGAAAAAAGAGTAAAACAATTAGAAGATGACCAAAGTTGGTTATGGAAAACAATCATAGCTACAATAATAGGACTAGGAATAAAAATAATATTTGACGTTTCAAAAATTTTATAATATTTATTTCGTAAAATTTGATAAAGTAAAACAAAAATGTTATAATTTTAAAAAGGAGGTAGATATTATGAATGAAGAAACATTAGCAACTGAAATGTTGCACGAATTAAAGACACAAAGCAAAAGAAAAGATATAATAATAATTATCTTAATATGTGTAATATTTGCTATGATAATTGGCTTCTTTATATTTGAAAGTCAATTTGAAACCGTTGCAGATACAGAAACAACAACGGTTGATGGTGGAGAAAATGGAATTGCTACTTATTTAGAAAATAGTGAAAGTGGGGATATAAATTATGGCGAAAATAATTAAAACAAGAACTACTGTTACAAGGAGAAGAAGCAATGGAAAAAAAGTTAGAAGAAAAAGAAAATAAAATTAATTTTGACTTTACAACACCAGAACTAGAATATATTTTAAATAATGCAAACTTTACTGTTGAACAAGAAGAAATATTTAAAATGTTAACAAGTAAATATGGAAGAGCTTCAATAGTAAATATATCTATAAAAATGCATATGTCAGAAAGTACAGTAAAGCGAAGAATAAAACAAATTAAAAATAAAATATTAAGGTTATTGTAATATTTCTGAAAATATGTTATAATAAATATAGGCTAGATAAAGAGTAGCTACTTTATCGAAAGCACAACTCCAATCGTGTTGCCTATATTTTATTTTTAGATTGGAGAGATTGGAGAATTAAATATGAAAGAAATATGGAAAGACATTAAAGGATACGAAGGATTATATCAAGTAAGTAATTTAGGTAGAGTTAAGTCTTTATGTCGAAGAAGAAGAAAAGAAGATAAAATATTAAAAGCACTATTGAATTCACGAGATTATTTGCAAGTAAATTTATATAAAAATGGTAAAATGTTTAAATGTTTGATTCATAGACTTGTAGCAGAAGCTTTTATTCCTAACCCTAATAAATTACCATGTATAAACCACAAAGATGAAAATAAGCAAAATAATTACGTAAATAATCTTGAATTTTGTACTTATCAATACAACAATAATTATGGCACTAGACCTGATAGAGTAAGTCAAAATAATTATTTTTCTAAAACTATTTTACAATATTCAAAAGAAAATACTTTTATAAAAGAATGGAAAAATACAAGAATGGCTATAATTGGTAATAATTTTTTTGGAAAAGAAATTAATAATCTTTATACTATTAAACGAGCAATACAAAATTGCTGTACTGGAGAAAGACAAACTGCTTATGGATTTAAATGGAAATATAAATAATAAATATAAAAAGAAGCATAATGCTTATTTTTTTTGACCTTTTTTTGATTTAATTATGATATTTTAAATCAACAATTCTATTTTATAATCTAAATATAAAGAAAGGAGATGTGAGAAGTGAAAAAAGATAGTTTAATCATGACGAGAGAAACTATGCTCGGACATCTCCTTTCTATTTTGATGAAATTGAACAACATAGATAATTTATTAAGCTCTAAAATCAAAAATAAAGCAATTTAATTTTAAAACAAACAAGTTATATAACTAAAGCATAAAAATGGCTTAAAACCAAAAATAAGAGCAAATAAAGGGAGATGATAAAAATGGCTTATCCATATTATGCAAATAGTCAATATTATATGCAAAATATGCAAGAGTTACAAAATATGAGAGAAAAAATAGATAGACAAATGCAACAAGTTCAACAAATGAATCAAAATCAAATGCAACAACAACAGCCTGTTCCAATTACACAAAATTTTCAATTAGCACCTAATCCAAGTAACAATGAACTAGAAAGTAAATATGCAAATAATATTGATGAAGTAAAAAATACTTTTGTAATGAAAACAGGAGTATTTTTAAATAAAGATTTTACAACATTATGGATTAAAGATGTAACAGGCAATATAAGAACATTTAGGACAGAAGAAGTGATTGATTTAGATCCTAAAGACAAAGAAATACTAATGCTTAAAAAGCAAATTGAAGAAATGAAAGGAATGATTAATTATGGCAATGAATCCGATGTCAATAATTCAGACAATGATGGGGCAGATGAAAGTAAAAATGCCAAAAAACTTTCAAGTCGCACAAAATCTAATGCAAAGTAATGGAAATCCACAGGGACTTGTAAAACAAATAATGGGCAATATATCTCCAGAACAAAAGCAAGGCTTATTAAATCAAATGAAACAATATGGGTGCCCTGATAATATTTTAAGTCAATTACAAAATATGAAATAGGTAATAATTTGTTTCTTGTGAAACATTTATTATAAATATTTTTAAAAGAAAGGAGAGAAAAGCTATGGGAGATAATATGTCACCAGCCGATGTAGCAGCCGTAGTAGGTAACACAGACAGAAACAATAATTTTGGCTATGCTTACCCAGTATACGGAGGTGGATTTGGTAATAGCGGATTTGGTGGAGACAGTTCATGGTTATGGCTAATAATTATCCTTGCTCTATTTGGAGGTTGGGGTAATAACGGTAATGGTGGATTTGGAAATGGTTTTAATAATGATTATGCTTGGCTATCTAATGGTCAAAAAGAAATTATGAACAACACCAACGATGGATTTAATTCATTACATATTAGCAACCAAATTGAAGGTGTAAGAGATGGAGTAAACGGACTTACAAATCAACTATGCAATAGCACAGCAAGTATAACACAGTCAATTAATACAGGTTTTGCAAATGCTGAAACTTCTGCAAATAGCAGACAAATAGCTGATATGCAACAAGCATTTAATAGTCAAATAGCAACATTACAAGGATTTAATACTTTAGGTTCTCAATTTGCTGACTGTTGTTGTGAAAACCGTTTAGCTAATTGCCAAACACAAAACATAATTCAAAATGAAGGAAATGCTACAAGATTTGCAGATGCTAATAATACAAGAGATATTATAACAAATGCAACATCAAATACACAAGCTATCCTAGACAAATTATGTCAATTAGAATTAGATGGAGTTAAAGCACAAGTTGAAGCTAAAAATGACAAGATTGCAGACTTACAAAGAGAATTGTCAATGGCAGATTTAAGAGCTAGTCAAACAGCACAAAACGCATTTATTTCACAAGGATTTGCTAATGAAGTAGATAATTTGTATAACAGACTTTCAAATTGTCCAGTACCAACAACACCAGTTTATGGTAGAACACCAATATTTACTTGCAACAACAACGGTTGCGGTTGCGGAAGCAACAACGTATTTTAATTAAATGATAAAGCAAATATCTGATTACAGATAACTCGATTACGAGAACTTGCTAAAAACTAGAGGATAAGCAAGGGCTTATTCTCTTTTATTTAAATTATGAAAGGAGAATAAATATGATACAAACAATTATAAATGAACCAAAAGTTCTAGCAAGCAATACTAGCCCAATTACTTTTGATGATACAAGTATAAGAACGAGATGTGCTTATTGTTGCAATGGTGGTTGGCTAGATTATGAAAATGGAAATCCTATATTTAAAATATTTGGAAACAACTATAATGGATATTATAATGTAAATTTTAGTGCTTCTGTTAGTTCAGCAACAGCAGGAGTTGTAGCTATTGGTTTATATGAAGATGGGATTTTAATTCCTGATACAGTTAGAGCAGTAACAATTGGAGCAGCCGATGACTATGAAACAGTTTCATTTAATAGAAAATTAAGAGTATGCCCAAGAGGAAATACTTCAATAACAGTTGGAAGTGTACCAAGTGTACCAACACCAACAACACCAGCAACACCAATAGAAACACAAATTCCAATAATTACAAATGCTACATTTAATTTAGCAAGGAGTAATGCTTAATGAATAAACTAGAAGATTTTTCAAATTGGTTGCAAATATTTAGCTTTTTAATATTAATAGAGGATTTTAATAATACAGATTTAATGAAGTATTTAGCACATCAAGATGATTTACTTAATAAAATAATAGACCAAAATAACGAATTGATAACTCTTTTGAAAGGAGGTAAATAGTTTTGGATATAGAAGAATATATTGAAAGAATAGTTGACAATGGTAAGATAGAAGATATGCAGGAGTTGTCGGAATTATTAGAAGATACAATGGAAATAATAAAAGATTATGACAAAGAATGTTATAAAGAAATGGAAATGAAATTGTATGAAATGGCATACGGAAATCATCTTAATAAATCAATGGCAGAAGAAATAGTACATAAAATGCGACCATATAATGAAAGATGGAGCTATAAAGAATCAGAAGATTTACAAAGACAAAGAGGAATAAATGATATAGATCCAATTGAATTTTATGTAGTCTTAAATAGTCGGTTACAATGATTATAAAGACTTATTTAATGAAGATATAGAAAGTTATATTAGATTTACTATTGATTTTATAAAAGATGAAGATGCAAAAGAAGGTAAAGTATTTGCCTATTTTACTCAAATTGTCGAATAAGAAAGGAGAATAGATTATGAATGAAATGAGAGATTATGATAATAGAGACTATAGAGATATGGATTCTAGAAATTATAGAGATAATTACAGGGATTATGATAATAGATATTATGATGAAATGGAACATGGAAGTTATAGAGACTCTGATTATAGAAATTATAGAGATGATTACAGAACAAGAGACTATGACAGAAGAGGCGGAAAAATAAATAATAGAGATTATCGTAATTACAGAAACTATAGAGATGGAGATTATTATGAGGAGTTAGAAATGACTATGGAAGATATGAGAGAACAATATAGAAAGCTTGAAGATATATCTGAAATGGCAACTAATCAACAAGACAAAAATATGCTTATGAAAATAGCTCAAAAAGAAAAAGAAAATTATAGTTATATAAAACAATTAGTTGAAAAATAAAATTGATTATAGGCTCGTTTAGAGCCTTATATAGCGATGTAGGAAAGTGGCAATCTCCAACTCTGCAAAAGTTGTATCGTGGGTTCGATTCCCACCATCGCTTCCAAAGGAGAATAAATGGAAGAAATATGTCAATTTATAATTAATGGAAATGTATATACTATTTATGATGTTGATAAAATAACAGGAAAAGAAAATTATGTTGGAAGATCACATTATGAAGATAAAACAATATATGTAGAAAAACGGGAGTTATAAAGATATGTTATTAACTTTAAAACACGAGCTTATGCACGTTTGGTTGTATGAAAATGGACACACAAATCAAACAGGAGATGAAGTATTTGACTATGAAGATGTTTGTGAATTAGTAGCATTAAGTAATAATTCAATTAACAAAATAGTGAAAGAATATTTAGCTAATAAGTATTGAATTTAATTTAAAGTTATGTTATATTATAAATGTAAAGACAAATTTGGCTTTATAAGTTTATCTATCTTACCGCAAAAGGCAAATATTTTTTAATATTTGTCTTTTTTTGTTGAATTTAAAGTGAATTTAGAGTTTTAGTAAAAAAACTTTAAAAAATTTTTAAAAAAGTTTTAAAAAAGTATTGACAATAGGTAGTAAAAAGTAGTATAATAAATTCAGAAAGTTGAAAGGAGGAAATAAAAATGAAAATAGTAAATAAGAAAAAATTTATAGCAAGAATAACAGAACTTATAATTATTATAACAACAATAGCACTAACACCAATTTCAATAGCATATGCAAATGCATGGAGAGGTTACAAAGGTTATGGAGGAGAATATCTAATGCCAGTTTTAGGTCTATTACTAATATTAATAATAGAAAATATTTTACAAGAAAGAGGTGAAAGAAATGTTTAGAAAAACAAAAGAACTACAAAGCTTAGTTAATGCAAGTAGAGCAAATTTAAAAATTGCAGAAAACAAAATCAAAAAGATGAAAGAAAGCCAAGCAGAATTAAGAAGTGAAATCGAAGAAGAATATCTAGAAAATTACAGCAATCACAGAAAACTATTAGCAATAAGAAAAGTATTACAAGAGCAAGATTACAATAGTATAGACAACTTAAAAAAGAAAATAACAACAATACTAGATAAAAAAGAACTAGTCGACCTACCAAAATCAAACTAGTTCAATCATACGCAAATATATGAATTTCTATTTATAGAATAGCACAAATAAATATAAAAGTCAAAAAATTTAGAAAAAAAGGTACTAATAAAGAATTTGCAGAATATTTAAAAAAATTAATAGCAGAGGGTAAATAAACTTTCTAGCTAATAAAAAAGAAAGGTAGGTAGATAAAAATGAATGAATTAAGAACTTTAAAAAGTCAAAGAACAAAATTATTAAATAAACAATGTGAAACAATGGAAGAATTTGAAGAAGTGCAAAATAAATTAAATTTTATAGAAAGAAAAATAATGTTGTTAACAATGAAAGGAGAAAAATAAGATGGTA